TGTTCTTCAAGCATCTTCGTTCCATTCCTTTTCTACTTGTGCGATTGCTTCTTTTAGTTTTTCTGCTGTATCGTGAATAAAATCACCAAACTCTAGCAAGTGGTCTAGGTCATCTTGAACATCACTAGCAATTCTTTCCCATGCTTCCGTCAGCACATCAGGCTCAGGTTGGAAATCTAGGAACTGAGCAGTGTGGTCTTTGTCAAACCAAGTGGCAACAATCTCATCACCACTTCGGTATTCTGTGTTGATGTATGTAAGTAAACTATCTCTCTGCATTAGTTATCTTCTTCCACTTCTTCGTCTTCTTCGCATTCGCAGTATTCTTGCTCATCATTACCACAGGTATCGCAGACATCATACTCATCTATTCTAATGTCTTCAACGCTGTCGTATTGTAGTGTGGCATCATTTCCGTAGTAAGCAGACCAAGCCATTTCTTCTGCTTGTTCTTGACTTTCTGCTTCAATGTCTCCACAGTAATTTACTTGGATTTCTACATAGTATCTTTTCATAGGGTTTCTCTTTCTGTTAGGTTCTTATTATAGGGGATACCACTGACATCTAGGACATCATAGACGCTTTTTCAAGCATCTCGTCATAGAGCACTTTGGAATTATCATAGGATAGTTTGTCTTCAAGATTGCTCTTTATACTTCTAAGCATTCTTAGGTATGACTGGAACTCTGGACCACTGGTATCGTGCCAACCACGTTCAGCACTATCCCATAGTTGTCTCTCTAATGCTTCCATACCCCACACGAAAAACTGCCTACGCTGGTATTGCTCTAGGTCATTTCCGTCAGGGTAGATGTAAGGGGCATTGTCTTCATCATAAACAGGGGTAAGGATAATAGTTTCGTTTTCATTCATAAGTCAAGTATACATAACACCACTGACATAGTCAATAGTTTCAGGGGAAATGTAACCTTATCGTAATCGAAATAAATGATTAACTAGTTGAAAAATGCCCGCCCAAATTTCCCACTTTGTCAAGTAGGAAATGGTGAGCAGTTTGAAATCTTGCTCAGGATTGTTTTGCTATACGGAAGCCAAGACCAAGTTCATCAGCCTGTTTTTCTCAGCGTTGATTACAGGGTCAAAGCCAGAAGCAGAAGCGTAAATACTTTCGTTGTTAGTTCCACGAGAGTTGCGATACCAATCTAGGCGTTCTGTTAGAGCATTCAAAGCACCCCAAGCAGTTCCAGAGATAGTGTTGTTGTAATCGCCAACATAGATAGATTGAATAAGGTCAATCTTATCTGTCCACTTTTTCATTGAACCCTTGCTGTCCTTAGTTGGCATTGGATACGCTTTGAGAACAATCTCATCAAACTTAGCCTGAGTAATTTCTTTGCTAATCATTTCCTTAGCAAGCAAATCAAACTCGTCTAGGTAGTGATTAGCAAGACCTAACGCTTCACGAGCAACTGCGATTTTGCCTTCTGCTGTTTGTGTGTGTCTAATCTTGAATGATTGCTTCAAACCCTTTTTACCTTTTAGAGAAGATAGAGCAAGGTTTAGAGTGTTAGCACATACAACACGAACAGGAGTGATTGAAGCCTGAATTGCGATAGAGCCATCGTGAGATGTGTTTAGCAATAGGTAAGACTTGACAACATCACTAACGCCATTAGGGTCTAGGACAGTTTCTCTTTCCAATGCGATAGAACCGAAAACCTGTCTACCACCCTTGATTGAACCAGCAGTTTCCCAACGCCCACCACCATCTAGCAAGTTATCGCCAAATGAAAATAGGTCTTCATTCTGTAATGGAACATAGCGTTCACCAACGACACCAAGAATGTCTGTCTGTTCTGCGTTGAATGGATTTGTTCTTGAAACGAATGAGTAGTTTCTGTCGCTAGTGAAACCAGCAGGGACAGCAACATCTTCAAGACGAACATTCCAATTGTGTAGATTTGCTAATTCTAGCATTTCTGTTGTAGATACTTCTTCCTGAAACACAGTTCCAAGATTGTGCCAAGCAGGTTGTCTTAGTGAAGCGAAACTTGCCTGACCTGTTGCTTCGTTGATTTCTAATTCGTGAGCCATAGGGACACACCTTTCGTTAGTGGATTTATTTGATACTCAATTGTCTCACGATTTAGGGGATTTGTCAAGTGTTTCGTAAACTAATTTTTCATTCTTAATCATTTTGTTACCATTTTTGGGCGGGCAAAAAATAAATCCCCCTGCTACTTTCGGGATTGGTATCCAGACTTCACAGGGGGATTAGCGATTGGTTTACACCTTATACCTGTCTAGTCGCTACCCCAATTCAGGAAGCAGTTTAGACACTTGCTTAGGTGTTTAGGCGTACGCCTATGGTTTATAGCAGGTCAAGAACAGAGTTGTATGTGCTTGATGTGATTGTTTCCTGCTCAGTTAGTTTGAGAAGTTTTAGGGTCTTCTCCAACTCAGTTTTCTTGTTCTTGTGTCCATAGTTGTCAGGGTCTTCTGGCTTCTCTGGCTTCTTGCCAATCTTACCAACTAACTCCTTGCCAATAGCAATAGACACAGAGCCACGCCAATCGCTGTTGATAGCAATGTTGCTTGATGACCATTCGTAGTCGCTGTAATCAACAACAGACTTTTTGTTCTTGCCAATTAGGTCAAGTAGGTCTGCTGTGAATGTAGCAATGTCTTTCTTGTATGCTAAAAGCAACTTAGGATAATCTGTTTCTGCTTTTGTTAGTTCTGCTAACTTGTTCTCAATCATCTCAATAACTACTGATGTTGGGATTTTTACTGATACGGAACGAGCCATAATGTTTTACTACTTTCTATTTGTGGGTTTTGTGTATAAGATAATTATACAGGATAAGGGTTGATTTGTAAATGGGCAGTTTAGACATTTACCCAGATGTTATAGTTCTGTTATGAACTACTTGGCAGTTGTCCAGCGTGTTTCGCCATTGACATCTAACTTGATACGGTACGAACCGTTAGAGTTCTTGACTACTTCCTGAACTGTACCTACGATACCTGCTCGCTGAGTTGTGAACTGTGAGCCAACAGTTGGAACGGAAAATGTGGTTTCCATTTTTGCTTCTTTCTACTTGTAGTTTTTGTTTCTCAACTTTTGTTGATAATACAAGTATAAGGCAAGATGGGGAATAAGTCAAGGGTTTCGTAAAGCATTTCGTAAAGCGTTATCATTCTGTTATTTTTGCTGCCCGCCCCGAAGGGTAGGGACTAAGCCTTAGCCTTATCCCATTCATACTGTTCAATAAAGTTCTTAGCAACTAGCCAAGCACGATACATAAGTTCGTCATCAGGGCTTCCTTCCATGTCCCAACGCAATAGTCTTCCTATTGTGTGTGAGTTTCTCTCTTCTAAGTCTGCTAATACTATTTCGTATGCTTTATCTAGTTCCATTATTCTACTTCCATTAGTGTGTCAATGTCCCAAGTCTCATGACCCTTTTTGAAAAAGCGTTCCATCTCAGGTAGGTCTTCTATTCCCATCTCTTCTTCTGCTTCTGCTAACAACTTCTTAGCGTGTTCAAGGTTATCTGCTTCAAAGGTGATACCCCACTTTTGTTCTTCCCAAAAATTGAAACTGTATTTAGGCATTTACTCTCTCTTTCATTAGATTACTATTATAGTTGCTACCACTGACATTAGTCTTCATCTTGCCACTTACCACAATTTTCGCATACTGCATCTCCAATACCCATGTTCCAAATCAAAGGCTCAAAGGAACAAGAATTACATTTGTGATAGGACACTCCATACAACTCCATGTCTTCTTCAGACATCTCATCCCAATAGATTTTGTGTGTCTTAGTTTCACACTCTTTACAAGTTATACTAACTGACATCACTTAGCCACACTTCGCATACTTGACACTCCCACTCTAATCTACCTTGCTCAAAGTCGTGTTGATTATCTTCAAACCATTTAGCATAACTAGGTCTTATCCAATCAGCACATTGGTCAAGGTATCCAACAAAGTGTTCATCAAAGTTCTCGTCATCTACAACAACAAGGTATTCTGCTTCACCATAGTTTCCGTCAGGGGCAACATACAACATAGGGGTTTTCCTTTCTTTAGGTTATACTCAATTATCCCATTATTCAGGAGAAATGTCAAGCACATCGTAAAGGGTGTTATCAAGTTGTGATTTTGGCGGGCAGAATTTCGGGGTATAAATCCGAAGACCTATACCCCTACAAAGTAATTTCTTAGCCCTTTGTTATAGCATCAGAGGGTTTCCTATATGTACCCACAAGTATATTGGTGAGCAGTTTATACACTTGCTCAGGTGTTAGGTATGTTATTATTCAGCAGTATTACCTCAATACCCTTTACTTGCCACTGCCTATTATGTTTTCTCCTTTTATCAAACATAAAAACTTTACCCAACTTCACCGCTTGGTGCGAGAGCAGTTTCAACACTTGCTCAGGTGCTTAGGCAGAAAGAAAGGGAACTGCCTAAGATGTGATTTGCCAATCATCTAATTCCCAATGAGAGTTTTCTAGGTATTCTTCTGCTACTCCCAAAGGATTTTCGGTGATGCCAAAATCTTCTGCTAACTTGTCGTGGTCAAAACCAACAGGAACAGTAAAGGTTGCTGACACTTTGAAAGTCAATTCCATTTCAACTTCTTCTGTTAGTGAGATACCAAAAATCTCTGCGATTTCTTGTGCTGTGTCAAAGTCAATCTGTCCTGAGATTGTTAGTGCTTCTTTCAACCAATCTTCAAGTGTCTCAACATTTCTAGACATCATACCCAATGCTTCCCAAAGGTTCTTGTTGTCTGCTGTTAGTTTCTCTACCTGCTCGTTTAGTGCTGATAGAACAGGGTGGTTGCTTCTAAGTGGTGTTGTGTTATCTTCCAATTTATTCTTCTTTCTTTTGATGTAATACTAGTATAAGGGCTACCACCGACATTCAGGGGACATTTTAGGTGTTTCGTAAATGTGTTATCGTTCTGTTATGTGGCGGGCGGACCTGCACCCTCTTTCGAGGGTAGCAGGATTATTGATTTAGAAAGAATAGCAACAAGGCTAATCCAACTATGATTATGATAGTTTCCATACCCTATTGTCTCACACTACCCCTTAGTAAGTCAAGAGCCTTTTTGTGTTCCATGATGTCTGCACAATAGCGACACAAATCAGTACCTTCCCAATTCTCATCAATACATGCGATAGGGTCATTGTCATCTTCTACATTTTGACATGCTATGTATGCCATTACAACTCCACTTCTTCTTCGTCTGCGTGAGTAAAGTATGCGTTAGAACATTCAATACACATACCCAACTCTTCTGCGTGTATCTCTGCGTTTACAGGGTCTCCACATTCGTTGCAGGGTAGCGTTTTGATAAAGTCAATCTCAAAATTAGCACCCATAGGCTCATCGTGGCTTGCTCGTCTTGCTCGTAGTTTCTTGCTAGGAATGTCTAGTGTCCAACTGATACGGAAATCTCCGTCAATAGATAATGCTCCGTGTAGTTCAAGAATGTCTGTTTCCTTGTAGCCACTTCTTGACTGCCAACCAATACCAGTTCCAGTGATAAGAATAATGTCATCTTCGTCAATCTCATTTAGCATTTGCCATTCGCCAATAACATAGAAGACATCTTCTTTCTGCATCTCATAGCAATCGCCATAGCAGTATTCCATTGGCTCAAATTCGCCTGTTTCTTCGTTATAATCTTCGCATTGGCAGTCTGTTGAAACTGTTGCTGAAATAGTGTCTAGTAATTGCTCCATAGGGTTTCCTCTTTCTTTGATAAGTCTATTTTACTTGATACCACTGACATTGTGACAATCGCAAGAGCAACAATCACAATCACTAAAGTTGTCATTACAGGTAGCGTGATAACCTAAATCACATCTAGGGGTAATGTAAATCATAGTCTTCCTTTCTTGATAATACCAGTATACAGGCTACCACTGACATTGGCGGTATTTAGGGAGTGTTTTTAATGTATCGTAACATAGATGTTACATTCGGTGCCCGCCCCGAAGGGCTACCGTTTATAGGTAGTCAAAAACATCTCCGTCAAATCTAGATGTTTCAAGTTCGTCCCAGAGTTCAAAGACATCTATCTCTCCAGAGTGATACTGCTCAAATAGTTCCTTTGCTTCTTCATTATCCATTCTTCTTCTCCTTTGGGGTTAGTGTTGCGAAGTGGTCTTTGCGAAGTTGCTCGCTGATTTCTGCTAGTGCCTGTTTCCAGTCTTCCATTTATCTCTCCTTGTTTGTTTGATAGATTTATTATACAGGGGACCACTGACATTAGTGGTCTAGTTTGTGATGTAGGCAGGTTGTGCATACAAGGGTCCAGTCAATACCGTCCCCTTCATCAGGTGCAAGGGTATCTGGAGCAAAGTCATTACATACATTATCCATTTAGAACACTCTCCACAACATACTCTTCTAAACCAAAATACTTTACTAGGTCTAACGCTGGAACTCCGTCATCACCTGTTAGTTGTGGCAGGGTATTCAATGCGACTAACTGCTCTGGCTCTCCACCATTTACAAAGTCAAGAACAAATACCATTTCTTCTGCTAACTCTATTAGATTTAGACTAGTTCCATAAGTGGAACGCAACCCTTTACCAATAAAGATTTGATGTAGTTGCTGTTCTAGAGGCAGGTCTGTTATGTCCCTGATTTCTATCCTGTTTGATTTAGCCATTAGTTATACTCCTTGATTGCTTTTTGAATGTTTGCTTTACGACTACCCTTGCGAGTTGCTGGGGTAGCGATTAGGTGCTTGTTCAGCATTAGACTTTTGAATAATTCTGCTGAGTGTGCGTTGCGTGTAGCCTGTGCTACTTTATTTAGTGGTGGCTTTCTTTTCTTCATAGTCCTATTATACACACTACCACTGACATTGTGGGGATTTGGGGAGCGTTTTTTAATCTTCTTAATTCAATCGTTACCTTTCTGGGCGGGCGAAAAAATTGCCACCCCGAAGGGTAGCAATCAAAACCTAAAAAGGTTTTAGTCTTTTGATTTCTTCGTGCTGTTCGTTAGCCAACTTATTTATCTTACTAATCAAATAACTTTGCCAAAATAAATAAGCAACGATTGGAACATAGCCAAGCAATAAAATAATTTCCATTTAGAAATCCTCTCCTAAGCAAGCGTCAATAAACTTGGAACGCATAAATCTCTCGTTGTCTTCTGCGAACATATCTGCGAAATCATTTACAATTTCATCAAATGCGTCTGCTGACTTTTCACTAACGCTATAAAAAGTTCTGCGATAGTTTGCTAAAATCTCAGCAGTGCTAACATAGTCTTTGCGTGTCATCATTAGTTATCTTCCTTTACATTTCTGGTTAGTAGAATTGTGATTAGTTCTTGGATTTCTTCTGGTGTTAGTTCAATACCTAACTCCATTGTGTGAGTTGTGCCAATTTCTCTTGCTGGTGAAATTGTTGAGATGTTTAGTTGGAATAGTCCGTTAGAGCCAAAACTAAATCCACCGAATGAGTATCTTTTTTCCATTTTTATTTTCCTGTTCTTCTTGATGTTATTATTATAGCAACTACCACTGACATTTAGTCAGCGTTAGGGTCTTTGATAAAGTCATACTCTGCCATAGCGTCTTTCAATGGCATCATACCTTTATAGTCATTACAGTCTGAGCAGATGACAGCCTCAGATGAGTAAAGATTTTCACAAAATACACAGATAAATAACATAGTTTTCCTTTCTTGATACCTCTATTATAACCCCTACCACTGACATTCACGGTATTAACACACCTTTTTCGGGAGAATATTTTTCTTATCGTAAATCATTTCGGGCGTGTCGTGGCGGGCACCCCGAAGGGTGCTGTTAGCAATCTCCGAAGAGTTCACTCTCAACAGTAGACCAGTCATCTTCGTCATCATACTCAGTTGGTGTTTCTTCGTATACTCTCATCACATAGGCTTCTCTAGGGTCATCATAGATTCTGCTTAGTTGGTCTCTCATTGGTGCCTTTCTTGTTTGATAAAATAATTATACAGTTAGCCACTGACATTAGGTTTTAGTTGAACCTGTTTTCATTGCGAGCAAAGTTTCTTCCGTGCCAGCCATCTTCAACTTCAATTTCACTAAGTTGAATTTCATTCATTGGAATACCATTGAATACTAAGTCGCCTAAGAATTGTGGCATCTCAACATCTTCTTCAAGGTAAATTGTGTCGCCATTTATATATCCAAAGCCTGTGCCAAACTGAATTGCGTTAGGGAATTGTCTTAGGTCTACTTCTAGCCAAGAGTGTCCTGCATCGCTGATTACATTGAACTTCATTTAGTGCCTTTCTGGTTGATAGTATTATTATACAGGGTGCCACTGACATTGGGGAGGTTTTTATCTTTCCCCTTAATGCGTCAGCCTGTGGCTGGGCGGGCAAAAAATCTGGGGCATGTCAAATAGACACACCCCAAACTTTATTGACTAATCAAAAATAAAAGTAATGCGATTGCTCCAATAGTTAGAACAGTCATCACTCTTCATCTTCCTGCTCTTGCAAGAAATCTATGTATTCATCAACAGAAATCTGATACATGATTGGGTCGCAATTTGCTAAAATTTGTGATGCATAAAAATCTGTGTATCCAATTTTGTAAGGTGGATAAAGTTCGTCTAGCATTTCGTCATGCATGACTTCTAGTTCCTCTTGGCTGTGCTGTTCTCTAATGTCCATTAGTTTTGTTCCTGTTCTTTAGTTTTGTTTTCTACAATTAGGTTTTCAAAAAACTTTAGGTGGTCAATTATTTTATCTAAAGTTTTTATTTGTTCTTCAACGCTGTAAGTGTCCATTAGTTGCTCTCCTTGTTTTTGTTTAGTTGGTGAAGTGAACCTAGTGTGTAGGCACTATCAAAAATTTGTCTAATGTTTACAACCTGATAAATGTCTACATCTGCCTTATCAGCATAAGACTTTATCTTGTTGTAGTAAGTCCAAAAATCTTGTTCACGCTGTTCGTAGAACTTTTCCATATTATCCATTTTATTTTCCATTTCTTTTGAGTAATTCTATTATAGGGCTAACCACTGACATCAAGCGTTATCAACAATCTCAGTAAACATTTTGTTGAATACTCTGTTCATTCTGCAAGGGTCGCAAATAATTAGTTCACCCTCTAGTAATTCTGTAATACAGTCTGAGCAATGTGTCATTAGTTTTCCTTTCTTGATAAACTTATTATACATCTAGCCACTGACATCAGTAGCGAACACAAGCGTGTTCACTAACTAACTTGGCAAACTCGTCATCAGTAGCAAATTCAATCTCAACGCCACACTCCACGCATTCAGCAACATCAAAAATAATGCTGGTCTGCTCAGTAAATAGTTCTTTCATTTTAGACATAGTGTCCCTTTCTTTTCTTGATAATACTAGTATAGCGTTAGCCACTGACATTTGGAACATTGAAACGCCACTTTTTGCCTTTATAACAATAATGTTATGGAGGTTTTTCGGGAGTGTCGTAAACCTGTTCATAAATGTTATCCACAGAGTTATCCACAGGGGCGGGCAAAAATTTTGGGGTATGTCAAGTTTCAACACACCACAAAATTATTTAGTTTTACTTTTTCCGTGAATGAATTATAAATCCAATTGCTAATGCGAATGCTACAAATACAAACTGAATACCAATCAAGTTCCATTGTCCAGCCTGAACGCTGTTAGAAACTTCATTAGTTATTCTTGACAAGTATGTAAATGAACCTGCGATTATGAAACTGAACATACCTAGAATTAGTGTTGAGATTACCAAAGCAACTTTTACCATTATTTATTCTCCATACCATTTACAATTTTAGCAATCATTGCTTTTTGCTTTTCGTTTAGTTGTCCAAAGCAAAGTCCAAACGCATAAGCAGTTGGATTTAGTGAAGCAAAACCATCTTTAGTTTTTAGTTCTGCCATTAGTTCATCTGTGTTGAAGTCTTTATCTAACATTTATTTCCTATTCTTTTTGAGTAATTCTATTATAAGGGGAGCCACTGACATTTAGCCACAAACACGCTTGGCATTTGGGTATTTGATTAGAAACTCAGCAACATCTACTGAACGCATAGCCTGATTTCTAGTTTCGCCATTAGCGTTAGTGTATTCCATAATTACGAAGTGTTTTGACATTTAATTTCCTTTTCTTTTAACTTACTTCTATTGTATAGGCAACCACTGACATTTGATAGCATTTCAGGCACATTTCTAAAAGAATTAACTAGGTTAATTATGGGAAAATTATTGGCGTGTCGTATTGACTTTTAGAAAATTTTGTGCGGGCACCCTTTCGGGTTTTTGTCAAGTTAGCAATCGCCAAACAATTCGCTTTCAACTGTAGACCAATCGTCTTCATACTCGTTCAACTCTTGGTCTCCCTCGTAGTCATCTGGTTCGTAGTCATCACTATATAGTAGCATTGGTGCCTTTCTTTAGGTTAGTGGAACAGTTGTTTCAACAAGGTTGGCAGGGTATGAGATTAGACACTTCTCACAGGAACGGAACACATTGCCATTAGAGATTACAACAAGGTGAGCAGGGACACACACGGAGCAAAGGAAACAGTTTTTATCTTTCATATTTATAACTTACCATTAGCCACTGACATTGGGGAAAACAAAACACCTTACTTAATTCGAACACCTGTTCGGATTTGCCCGCAAAATTTTTGCGTTAGCAATTTTATTTTTACTAACACAATTATTTTTTTTGCTAATTAGTTTTAGCGTTGCTCAACCCTGTAAGAGTGAGCAAGCAAGGCTCTACTACGCAACACGCAACACATTTTTAGATAACCAAGAAACTTAGTTTCACTTTCCGAAATTCTATCTCCACTTTGGTAAGATGGAATTTCCATTTCACGCAATTCAGCAAGAACAGATTTTACATTAGCGAACTCAGTTGTTCCCCAATTATCCATCTCAACAGAATAACGATAACCATTTTTAGCAACTAGGAAATTATCATTTTCATAGTCAGGGTTTAGATAAACATTAGTTATAGGGTGAATTAGTTTATGAATTGCTGATGACAATTCTCCACGTTCCAACTGACTAGACATTTCAGCATAGAGTTTGCGATAAACGCTAACTGATAGAACGCTAACATTTGCTTTGTAGTTATTTATTTTCATTTATTTCTCATTTCTTTTTTTTGTAGATTATTATTTATTTATTTAGTTTTGGTTTTGCGATTATTTGTTTAGTTTTACAAATAACGCTTGTAGTTCATCAAACTCACTTGGCAACATTGTGTCGCTTTCAGCGATACGCATAAGTTCCTTGTATCTCATTTTCATCTCATAAGTAGTCATTTGGTAGTCCTTTCTTTGACTTACTAATAGCCTATACCATACCACTGACATTGAGAGCATAAAACACGCTAATAATGGGGGTTTTTACGAACATTTATAAATCCGTTATCATTTCGTTATAAAAATTTGCCCGCCCAAAATTTTGGGGTATTAGACCCAAAACTTTTACTAACTTAGTCAGTTCCGTATCTTCGCAAATCTATCCACAAGTCACAAGCGTAACAAGTTTTGATTAGAACTTTGTTAGGAACTATCTCACCAACACCATTAGGGTTAGGATACCTAGCAGGTTGTTTCCAACTTACAGTGGTTGCTTCATTTTCGCAACTTCCGTATTCGCATTTTACAATTTCATTATTCATTATTTCTCATTTCTTTTAGTAGTTATTTATTTATTTAGTTTTTGTTGGCAAGCAACGCCATTAGTTCTAAAAACTCATCAGTAGTTAGTGTTTCATTATCTAACTTCTTGGTTAGTTCTGTTCGTCTCATTAGGTTTTCTACCAAAGCCCTTGTCTTAGCGTGGAACTCTGGATTTACCTGAACCTTTTTATTTAGTCTCATTTATTTCTCATTTCTTTTATCTATTATGATAGTAACAGGTGCCACTGACATTTGTGGGAGGTTTAGGGGTGTTTCTTGGATTTGTTACCATTTTGTTATAAAAATTTTGGCGGGCGTTTTTTGGAGGGTAGCCAGCCCTACAAAAGCCTAAGCCTTACACTTAGTTTCGTGGTAAGCAACTGCCTTAGCAGAACCCCAACGCTTACACTTGGAACACTGTGTATCTCTCACATACACAACAGGAGCAGGAGCAGGGTTTAGGTAACCCATACCCTTACTATCCCAATACACTTCCTTAGCGTATTCTTTATCATCTTCATAGTTATCGTAGTAAGTCATTGCTGACTCCTTTCATTAGTAGTTTTATTTCTTATAGTTATACACTAACACCCACCACTGACATTTAGGGTAGATTTAGGCGTGTTTCTTAGATTTGTTATCATTTCGTTATCAAATTTTGGCGGGCATAAAATTGTAAGCGTGTCAAGTAGCGACACACCTACAACTAAATACTTTGATGATACCTTTTACAACTAAGACTGATGAGATAGTAGAGCAACGCTTACAGGCGAACGCTTGAGAGTATGTTGGTAGTGTAGTCATTGTTATTCTCCTAGTAAATAAATTAGCGGTATTAGAATTAGTATGAATAGAAACGCTTCCATTAGTAGTTATCCAATACAGCGTCAAAGTCTTCTAGGTGTGAACAGGTCTTACCATCTAGGTTTGGCATACCCTGAAAATCTGTAAAGCATACATCATCACCACAGGTCGCAGGTACCCAAGTAGATAAAAACTCTATTGACTTAGTTGAGAATGCCGAACAACCATAACACATAGACACAAAATCTAAGTCTGTCTCCAAGACAAAACCACAAGCAACACAAAACTTTTCGTACATTTATTATTTCCTATTCTTTAGATACTATTACTTTACAGGATACCACTGACATTGGAGCCTAGTGGATTTCTCCATAGGCGTCCCAACAGATTTGGCAACCTGTTTCCTGCTCTTCTTCAATGAAGACCTTTTCTACTACTACATCACAAATCTCGCAAACTTCGAACATTTGTTTCCTTTCTTTCTATACTTATACACTAGCATAGGGGACTGACATTTAGGGGACAAACACGCCAATCTTATACAATGTTATCAATCTGTTATTTTTGGCGGGCACAGCATGAAGGATTTGTCAAGTCCGACACGCCAGAAAGTTTTACTTTCTAATTATCCTAGCGTCCTTGTTCTCAATTAGGAACTTCATTAGGTCTAGGTGATGGATAGCAGACACAACACGCTGACCTGCGAATGTGTATTCTACTAGTGTGTATTTTCTTGCTTCATTCATTTATTTATTTCCTATTCTTTATTTGTTATTACTATTTTACAGGGTACCACTGACATCAAGCGTCAGGGCAACCATAAGCGTTGTGGCAACCAACACAAACATCTTCACCACACTCAACACACCAATCAAACTCAACAACATTACTATCTATTTCACAAAACTTCATTTAGTTTTACCTTTCTTTCTATACTTATACAATAGCACAGGGGTACGACATTGAACAGGTGTGCAGGGGGTGTGTCGCATTACGTTATCAATTTGTTATAAACGCCCTATAAAACAGGTGTGTAGTGCCCCTATTCAATAGGTGTGCAGTGCCCCTATATTAGACGTAGATAGTGGGGTAGATGTGTGCTCACTAATTATCTTATTTTTTATATACGACACCCCTGTATCATACACATTAGCAAAATATTCAGATTTTGTGTAATACAAATTTTTTCAGATTTGGCGGTATGTAAGTTAAGGTAGCCTAATGTCTGGTGTAGGCTTTAGTAGTCCGTGTACGATTAGCCAATGGTTAATTAGTTTGTATGACACTCTTGTTTGTTTGGCTATTTCTTTTGATGTCATTTGTGCTGCTATGCATTTTTCGAGGTATTCTTTTGACTCGTAATGCTTAATGTAAGGAATTTTATTTTCCATATCGCTCTCTCTTTCGCTAGAACTCTATTGTAGCATAAATAATGCGAAGCATAAATTTTTCGAGGGTAGACAGAAACTCTGTCCTGATGTTTTATCTCCAAATAGCCCTTATATGACCTGTAGAAGATATGACCGTATAGTTTATACAAAAAGACATCAAAATCGGCTGTAGGGGCATTTAAACCATTATTTGCCCTATTGCAGACATTTTGCATACATGGCATTATGGTGGTTTGGTGTTTCCTATTTCGACCGTTTTTAAAAACTCGAAACACTATAAAATCAGTGTATAATTATTTATATTATGACTATATCGGATTGGGCAGGTTTAATCTTAACCGCATTATCTATCATCGCTATTACCGTTGGCGGAATCAGATGGTACGTTACCGCAGAAATTAAAGTCCTATCAACCGAACTAAAAAACGATTTATCCGAACTTAAGCCTAACGGAGGGTCATCGATGAAAGACCAGGTTAACAGACTAGAAGAAAAGTCTCATAGACTAGAAGATAAAATCGACAACCTTTATAACGTTCTTATTAACGAAGGTGTCAAGACTAACAAAAATAAAAAATCAGAAAACACCGAACTTTGATTATTAATATAATATATATAAACTATAATATATACTAATATATAAATATATAATATATAGCCCTTATCTCTATAGATAAGAGGGTATCACACTTTTTGTGATTTGTCAAATAGAAAACAGAAATCCCTAACAAATGATATAATCTATCATAGAGCCAGTGTCTGATACTCTCTCTCATACCCACTTCAGGCACTGGTTCTTTTATTTATAGTGTATAATGATTGTATGTCTGATTGCTTAATTCCTGATAACTTTGGTGCTGACCCTGCTTTTGTGCAGTGGAAGGTTGTGCGTGGTGATACCGCCCGAATCCGTATTGAATTCTATGAAACAGACGGAGAAACACTTTATAATATCTCTACTTGGACTTTCACAAGTTCTGCGTATGATTTAAAGAATGGTGGTTTTGATACATTAACAGTCACCGCTGGCACTGGGTATGTTGACATTACTGCACCTGCAAGTTTAACAAAGACATGGGGGACAGGTCAAACAACTATAGTTACCGAACTATCATTCGACCTTCAAGTAACCATCAACTCTGAAATATGGACACCAGTTATCGGCAAAATTACCGTTCTTGCTGATGTGAGCATAAACGCATAATGACTGTATATGAATCGCCAGCAATCTTAGGACAAGTAGTTCCAAGTAACACAAATGATGTCATTATTAAAATTATTAATCAGGAACAAATTCCAACGATTAAACTTATTCCTATGCCTGGAGCCAAAGGCGATACAGGTAGCCAAGGAATTCAGGGTATTCAGGGAATACAAGGCATCCAAGGTATTCAAGGACCTCCAGGAGCATTAGCAAACTTAAGCGTTGGAGAAGGACTTAGTTATAACTCTGCAACCAACACTCTTACAATTACTAAGATTGACGGAGGTACTATCTAATGCCTAATATTGTTAAGATTGTTCCTAAAACTATTACCCCAGCAGTTGTGAAGATTGCTGGATTGGTTGGTCCGACTGGACCTACTGGTAGTACAGGGTCTACTGGTCCAGCAGGACCTACTGGAGCCACTGGTGCGACAGGCTCAACAGGTGCTAAAGGGGACAAAGGCGATACAGGTGCACAAGGCATTCAGGGAATCCAAGGCATTCAGGGTATTCAGGGGGAGACTGGTCCAGCAGGAACTTCAGGTTTAGAGACTTGGACAAGATACTCTCCAACCTTTGCTGCTACAGGATTAACTTTTACTGGAACAGGTGCTACATACCCAACATACAATTCCTACTATGTTAAGTCAGGAAGATTAGTTAGTTTCGTTATTCAGGTTGATTGCACCACCGTCACAAACTTTGGCACTGGTCAATATAAAGTTCAACTACCTTTTACCCCAGCGGTTGGCTTTAACCACTTTAGTGGATGGGCTTGGGCTGACCCAGATATTGACCCAGACACTGGAACTGGGCACACCATTATAAACGCAGATACCTCTGGCATAACAGATGTTTTAGATTTGCATTATCTTAAATCAGCAGGTGGTGCCAACTCTCCAATTAGAGAGGGTCTATTTAAACAAGGTACTCCAGTTACGCTAACAACTGTTAGCAAGATATATGTTAACGGAACGTACATCGCAGCCTCTTAGTGCTATAATAGATATCGAACAAAGGATTTAGGTATGAAAATTGCGGTATACACAATTGCCCTTAACGAAGAAAAGCATGTAGAGCGTTGGTACGAGTCTGCTAAAGATGCAGATTATATTTTAATTGCTGACACAGGCTCTACGGATAACACTAAGCGTATTGCTAAGAAACTGGGCATCAAAGTAGTTGATATCTCTATTAAACCTTGGCGTTTTGATGATGCTCGTAATGCTGCTCTTGCCTTACTACCAGACGATATCGACTATTGTGTATCTATGGATATGGATGAAACTCTTTCTGATGGATGGCGTGAACGACTTGAAACAATGACAGCAGACCAAATCGAATATAGATTTAATTTAACATACAAAGATGAGTCAGAAAAGGTTCCAGATGAAACTTTTATAAACAATAGAATTCATAAAAGAAATGGATTTAGATGGAAGTATTTGATGCACGAAGCAATTGTGCCAGACAGAGTAGAGACAACAAGAGAATTTTGCGAAGGGCTTGAGATTTCCCACCACCCCGACATAGAAAAATCTCGTAGTCAGTATAACCAGATGATAGAAGATGCTTATAATGAATATAAAAACCCTAGATACACTATTTATCAAACACTTCAGTTACTTAAACTTGCTAGAATTGATGAAGCAAAAAAAATGCTAAAAATATTAATAAAGAACAAGGATTCATCAAAAATTGACGTTTCTTTGGCATACACAATTTTGGGAACACTTAATTCAAAACTAAGTATTTTATATTTTTTAAAGTCACTCTCTATTTATCCAACAAGAGAAAATTATACTCAACTTGCTATTTACTATTATAGAAAAGAAAAATGGTTTAGGACTTATTATTTTGGCAAAAAAGCAGATTCTATAAAAATAAAAACAGATAGTATTTTAAAAATTCATAGTGTTTGGGGCTTTTTGCCTTTCAATATAATGTCAGCAGGAAAGCACAACATGAAACTATTTAAATGGTCTAGGTCATACAAACTAAATAAAAAAGAGATAAACCTAGCCTCCTACATATCTCACAAGTTTAAACTATTTAATGACTAGGCTGTGCTATAATTAGGGTATGACTACTACCGTTGGAGGCTCTACGCCCTATCAATTAACTGTTCCAGAACTTACTGAAACAGCAGATATACAGGTAGCCTTAAAATTACTAAGTTATGGTATTTCTGGCGACCCTGCAAATGATGCAGCAATTACTTCAAATTCTTTGATAGGCTATCTTAAGACTGGTCTTGCACTTAAATCAAATATTGCATCTCCAACATTTACTGGAACAGTAACTCTTCCAACTGGAACGTCTTCAGTTGTACCGCTAAAGTTTGCATCATCTAATACTCTAAAATCGTCTCCACAGATTGGTGCAGTAGAATATGATGGAAGCAGACTTTATATCACAAAGTCTGACTCTGTAAGAAAAACTATTGCACATACAGATGAGATTGGAAATATTGCTTTGCATTCTGGAACTGTTGCAAACTCTGCTTCTCCATCTACAGTAACCTTGGTTTCTGGTCGTGACTTTTCAGACTATAGCAAAATACAGATAGTCTTTTCTGCAATTGGAATTTCTCGTGCACCAACTGGAAGATTCCTTTTGAGGTTAAACGGTATTTCAGCAGGAGCATACAGAATGTCTTATAGCAATTTTGCTGCAACGACACCAACTCAGGCAAGCACACTTACAGAAACTGGATATCTTATTGCTAATAGTGCAACTGTTTCAAGTGTTGCTACAGGCTCTCAAATACTTGTGGATATCATTAATCCTGGAAACAATCTTACTACAAAACACCTTTCTTGGCAAAATTCAAATGGATTTGGATTTGGAACAAACAACTCAATAACTGACCCAATAGGTTCTATATCTATAGCAACATCTGGAAACACTCCAGATTTTGCTTGGGCAATCTATGGAATTAAATAATAACTAGTTTGTTTCTACAACTCTTACAAATCTTATTTGACTATTTTTGTATTCTGCCAAAGATTGGATAATTGTAGTTTTAGCCTGTGAGTGTGCGTTAACAATCTTGTTCTTGCCAATGTAAATGCCAGAGTGATAGAAGTTTGTAGAGCCACGATAAGCCATGACCACAATGTCTCCTAGTTTTGGAACAGAAACTCTTTTACCGATGTGTGCTTGCTTGTTTGCTGAGTGCGGTAGTTCTAGACCAAATTGCTTGTATGTCCACCTGACCATTCCAGAGCAGTCCCATCCGTATGGGGTAGAGCCAGAAAATACATAAGAAGTCTTATTTACACGTCTCATCAACTGCATAACTGTCTCCCTCATCTTGTCTGTGTTTCTGTTTTCTTTTGCTTGGTTCACCAGATGACTTCTTAGGTCAAACCCTTTTTGCTTTGTTATTTGTTGGGGTACTTTGTCTGCCTGAGCGATAGGGGTTGGATACCCAGACAAAACTAAACTTAGTATTCCGACAGTGAGTAATTTTTTGATTTTTGAATTATTCATATTTTCCTCCTTTAATGGAAAAACACCTTTTTGAAGGGTGTCGTATATAAATTATACCACGATTTGACCACTTAAGGCAATAGTTGTGCTATAATTAAAAAACAAACACTTGAAAGGTGGTCAATCAATGTCTATTGATTTTAATTCATTACTTACCGTGGACGAGAGAAAAGCGGTAGTTTCACAACGAGTTCAGCAACTAGCAGTTGAGGCTTATCAGTTAACCCTTAACCTAAAGGTTGTAAACGCACAGGAAGAGCCAAGCGAACAGGCTATTACAGAGATTACAAACAATCTAAATCTGCTAGAGCAACTAATCGCTACATATTCAGAAGAACTGACCGCTCTGTCGGAAGAGGCATCTGAGTAATATGTCAATATCTATGCAGCAAAAGAGGGGTACAGAAAGTCAATGGACTACTGCTAACCCTCTTCTGCTTGCTGGTGAGATAGGTTTTGAAACAGATACCAACAAAATGAAAGTTGGTGATGGCACTAGCAATTGGAATGATTTAGATTATCTGGTTGGTAGTGAAACTAATGATGCTACAGCGTCATACGGAAATAACTATGAAGGACTTGTTTCTATTGAAAATGCCACTATAATTGATACAGTAGTGCAATCCGAATGGAGAAGTCTAAAGTATGTCATATCTATGGCAAAAACAACTGGCGGAACAAATAAGTTTGCCGCTACAGAATTAACCGTATTGGTTGATGGTTCAAATGTGACTGTCAGCGAATATGGAGCAATTGACAATAATGGGGAAGTTGGAACTGTTAGTGTCTCACAAAGCGGAGGTAACGTAAATGTTACAGTTACCCCCAATTTACTAGTAAAGCCAATCACAGTAAGATACTATCGAACTGGATTAAAGGCATAATAAGGAGATATTAAAATGGCAACAGTCAACAAAGCGTTTAGAGTCAAAAGCGGACTCATCGTTGAGGGTGCTGAACTAAAACCAGCAGCAGGTACGACAACCTACCCACCTATCCTGTTAACTTCAGGAACAAATCTTACAACTGCAACATCAGGTGCATTCGAATATGATGGGACTAATTTCTATCTAACAGCATCCTCTGGCGGTAGAAAAACTATTGCATTTACCGATGCAGCACCAGCGGCTCACACTCATGGAAATATTACAAACACTGGAACTGTAACAACAACCGTTACAGCAACAAGCCCAGTTAAGGTTTTAATCACAAACTCATCTGATGCAGTTGGTTTGTTAACAACCACAGGTGCATCAAACACAACATTCCTTCGTGGTGACGGTACTTGGGTAACACCAACAGACACAAACTGGTATCCAACAACCTTTGCATACACTGGTGGAACAACTGCTGGACCAACAGGCTCTCTAACTGGTAGCGGAATGTCTGCTGTTTCTTTTGCAGCAATTCCTTCTGCATCTGCAACAGCATCTGGTATTGTTACTACAGCAGCACAAACATTTGCTGGCGTAAAAACATTTACATCGCCAGTAATTGACTCTATAGATGGTTCAGCAATTTCTGCAACACCTTCTCTTTATGGAAACGTAACTACTGGAACTATTGGTCTTGGAACTGGAGTAACTACTGGAACTGTAAATATTGCAACAAGTGCCTCTGGAGCATCTTCAAGAACAGTAAATATTAATACTGGAGCAACTGGAACTGCAGCAATTCTTACAAACATTGGTAGTGCAACCCTCGGTGGGCTAATTACGCTAAACCTTGGTGCTACTGGACTAGTTTTGAACGGTTCATCAGGAGGAACAGTAGTCGCAAGCCCAGCAACATCTGGTTCTGCATCAAATCCAGTTATCTTTAGAAGCGGTAACGCAACTTCTGCTGCATCTGGAAACGTAACTATCCAAAGCGGTACTACAACAACATCTGGTACTACTGGAAACGTCATTATTGATACAGGAACAAGTGCTGGAACAAATGGAACTGTTTTCATTGGTGGAACAAACGCTTCATCAGTTGAACTTGGTAGAAGCGGTCAAACAACTGTTATCAAGGGAAACCTTCAGATTGACGGAACAACAACAACAGTAAACTCAACAACCATAACAGTTGATGACAAAAACCTTGTTCTTGGAAACGATAACACATTGGACACTCAGGCTGATGGTGGAGGTATTACCCTAAATGGAACTTCTCCAAAAACTTTCAACTGGGTAGATGCTACAGATGCTTGGACATCTTCCGAGCATCTAAACCTTGCTTCAACTAAGTCCTACTATGTAAATGGAACATTACTAAAAGATGTTTCAGAAACTTTAACGAATAAAACAATCAATGGTTCAAACAACACAATTACAAATGTATCTTTAACGTCTGGTGTAACTGGAACACTTCCTGTTGCTAATGGTGGTACTGGAATTACTTCATTCGGAACTGGTGTTGCCACCGCTCTTGGAAACAACACTGGTGGTACTAATGGTCTAGTAACATTTAGCGGAGCATTCGGAACACCAACCTCACTTACTCTAACAAATGCAACTGGTCTTCCAGTTTCAGGTATAACAGCATCAACATCTGCTGCGTTAGGTGTAGGAAGCATTGAACTTGGTCATGCAACAGATACAACAATTGCCAGAGTTTCTGCTGGTGTAGTTAGCATCGAGGGTGTAAATGTTGTAACAGTCTCATCATCAGACACTCTCACAAACAAAACCTTGACTAGCCCAGCAATTAATGGAACACCAACTTTCGGTACTGGAAACTCTGCAATCGTAAATGCTTCTGGTAGCACAACTGGAACAACAGCACTTACACTGAGCACAGTATATGCTTCTGGAACATACAATGGTGGAGAGTTCATTATCAAGGCAACAAACTCAACAAACATTGAAATTACCAAGGTACTAGTAATAACAAATGGTACAGATGTGTATATCACAACATATGGTGATGTCTTTGTTTCAGCAAACCTAGTGGAGATTGACTTCACATACACAGGGGCAAACGTAAACATGGTTGTCACACCTGTTGCAGGTACTTCAGGAACAACATCCGTCAAGGTAACTGGAACTCTCATAGCAGTATAATCTAATTAAATAATTGGGGTAGTTGAAATATACTACCCCTTTTATGCTATAATTATAGTTATGCTCAAAAGGAGAGTGAATTTTGGCAACGTTCAATAATAATTTTAAAGTTAAGAATGGCTTAGACGCTGTAGGCGAAATCTCTACCCTCGGAAACTTATACGCTAACAAAACAACGTATGGCTTTAGTGTAGTCTCTTCTGCTCCAGCAAGCATAACTTATTGGAAGATAGCAACCCTACCTGCAACAAGTGCAGGAACCTACGACCACATAGTTCTAGACGCTATTCTTGACGACAACTGGGGTTCGGCACAAAAAGTAAATGCTAAAATTCTTTTTTCTAATAGAGATGCTTTTACATTTAGGTATTACTTAGATGGAACTGTTAGGTCAGCATCTAGAATTCTTGCTTATACTGAAGCAAACGGAACAGTCTCAATCTACCTCAGAGCAGGTAATGGAAACTACTGCACAATGTCTTACAATATTACCCATGGAGTCGATGCTGGAACTACCATTCACAAAAACCCAACCTCAACAACAACAACTCCAACAGGAACCCTAGTCTTTGATAGTTCAAATACAGGTACATATGTTCCACAAATGTATATTCCATATTCAGGTACCCCACAAATTCAGGGAAACAGTCTTGCATATTTAGGTGCCAATCTATTTACAGCATTGCAAACAATTACTGTTCCTGGCACTGTTGGGACAAATGCTTTGAGGCTAAAAAGCACAACTGATGGTGCAGGAAATCTTGTAAACCTTAGATTTGAGTCTTCAAATGGAAACTTATTCGATATGGGTAAAAATGAAGTTTCTAGTCAGTCTGGTTCTTTTTATCTTTATACTGGTTCCGCCTTACCTATTGAGTTGTATAACGGAGGAACAAAAAGATTAATTATTGAGTCTAACGGAAATGTTAATATTGGTGGAGGAACTGGTGACGCAAACTCATTAGGAAAACTGACTGTGATTGGAACATCGTCAACAGCAATTGCTTCACTTATTCGTGGTGCTTCAGGTCAATCGGCAAATCTTCAAGAGTGGCAGAATAATACTCCCACCACCCTCGCATCAGTTTCCTCAAATGGCTCATTTACTGCCCCAAGCCTTACAGTTTCAAGTGGTGGAACATACACAACAGGCTCTATTTACGCAGACTCTAACTGGGGAATGCTTTTTAGGGCTAGAACTGCATCACCTGTAAACGCACAATATCGTTGGGCTAACTCTGCTGATACAGAACTTATGCGTTTAGATAACTCTGGTCGTTTGATTGTTAGCAACTCTTTTTCTGGCTCTACACAGGGTACTGCACAGATTGAAGCAAGAACTGTAAACGCAACAACTATTGGAATGATTGTTCGTGGAGCCGCAAACCAACTTGAAGATACAATAGAGATACAAAATTCTTCTGGAACTGTTTTGGGTGGTATAAATGCTTTGGGTCAAATTTATTCTGGAGCAACTGCCCCAATCCAAGGTTCAACTACTGTCGCTATCGGAACACAGACACCAAGCGGTACAACCAATATAACTATAACAACTGGTTCTAGCCATGGTATTTTGGTTGGACAGACAGTAGTGATTGCTGGTGTAACGCCTACTGGTTACAACGGAACTTGGACTGCTCAATCAGGAACAACAGGAACAACACTTATAGTTAACATTGGGTCTAATCCTGGTGTTATTACTGGTGCAGGAACTGTAACTCAAAACTCTCAACTTGGAGTTGTAGCATCTTCTGCTAATAATACCCCAATTGTTATTCGTGCTGCTGCAAGCCAAGCAGCGAACCTATCCGAGTGGAGAGATTCTTCGAACAATAATTTGGGTTGGATTACTGCTGGAGGAACGCTACAGATGGCAAACGTGGTCTCAAACGCTGCAATGAGAGCAAATGGTTCTCTAGCAACTTCTTCAGTTGCTGCAGTCAGCATAGTGAGCAATGCTACTATTGGGCATTTAGTTTTGCAAAATATTGGAACTGTTCCGAACCAACCTTCTGGCGGTGGTGTTTTATATGTTGAATCAGGGGCTTTGCGTTATCGTGGAACATCGAATGCTGCTGTAACTATCGTAAATGCTGATGGAACTAGAAGCCTATCAAACCCACTGCTTACTTCTATATCTACTGTAGGTGGAGGAGGTTCTGAAGGTGGGCAAATAAACTTTGCTCGTGTAACTGATGGTGCAGCGTATTGGTTTATTGATTCATTCGGAACAACTTCAAGCCCAGATTTAAGATTTGTTGAAAATGCAACTGAAAGATTTAGACTAGTTGCTGGCGGAGCAATTTCTTTAGGAGGACAAACTGGTGCATCTGGTCAACTTCTTGCTTCTGCTGGTGGTTCTTCTTCACCAACTTGGCGTAATGGTCCAGTAGACGCTACGACTACTACTGCCACAACTGGTTTTGGGTTTATGGGGTTGCCGCAAAATGCTACAACGACTGGCTCATATACGTTAGTTGCTGCTGACGCTGGTAAGCACATTTTTGCTTCTGCGACTAGAACAGTTACTATCCCAGCAAACGGTTCGGTTGGTTTTCCTGTAGGAACAACTATTACATTTATTGCTGGTCTTGGGGCAACTATGACTATTGCTATCACCACAGACACTATGTATTTGGCAGGGGCTGGAACCACAGGCTCTAGAACTCTTGCTGCCCACGGTATTGCTACAGCGGTAAAGACTACATCAACAACCTGGATTATTAGCGGAAATGGGCTAACATAATGGCAGGTTGTGCTCAAGGGCTAATTTCTTCTTTAAAGTCTGCTGGTGCCCCACCAGTTTCAGGAAAGTTTTGTACAAGTGCACAGGTTTCATTTGCTTGCTGTACTTCTACTGGAGTTTGTGTTGACGCAGCATTGGGTGCAGGAGCAACTTGCTCACCTGTAGACCCGAATGGATGGAATTTTGACGCATGTTAGGATTGTTATATGCTTAATGATGATTTAATACAGTTTGTTCCTAATGGAGTTAGGGGCGTTGCTTTGGTCTGGGTTATTGATACTCAGTGCCTTTACGACCTACCGCTTTCAGTAGAACATGCCGCTATTTTTACTGACGCAGACGAAGTGGTAGATATTTCAAAAAACTATCCAGAACACGATGGCGTTACTGTTCGTTTCTTAAAAGATGGCGAGGTATTGGAAGAACTACAAACCTCAGACTACTTTGGAAGCATCTTGCTAAGTAATCCACAGGTCCTTGTTCTGACGGATTACCCTTATGGATATTATGTTGTGTCTCCAAATGCACTTTTTGTAGATGGAGAGTTCGTTATTTTAGAAACAGATATGACAGAATTGGAGCCTTTTCATCGTGAGCACGGAGCCTAAAAAGTCTCGTTGGGAGCAGTACAAGGAAAAAAATGGCGTTACAGCCCTAGACCTTTTAAATCCTAAGACTAGAAAAATTGACGAAACACAAGCAAAAGAAAGAATGGATATCTGTAAAGGCTGCCCAGAACTAATTAAAGTTTTAGACCAGTGCAAGCAGTGTGGCTGTTTTATGGAATTTAAGACAAGGCTAGAAGCCGCTAAGTGTCCACTTGGTAAGTGGTAAAACCCACTGTTTACTATTTCTTAAAACTGTGGTATACTTTATCTATTACAGTTTTAGAAAGGTGGAAACACTATGTCGGAATTTTTCTCTTTTACCCTCCCAACAGATTTTGTCGAAAAGTACAAATCATTGGAATCACCCTTTGGATTCGTGGATGCAGGTGGCAACGCACTAGGTGAGATTACCTTTGTTCGTACCTACTCACGAGTCAAAGATGACGGAACCAAAGAACGCTGGTACGAAGTTGTACGCAGAGTTATTGAAGGTATGTACTCTGTCCAGAAAAACCATGCAAAGGAGAACAGACTCCCATGGAATGACTACAAGGCACAGAAGTCAGCACAAGAAGCATTTGATAGGATGTTCAACCTAAAATGGACACCACCAGGTCGTGGTATGTGGACATTTGGTACACCACTCACAATGGAAAAGCGTAATTCTGCTGCTTTGCAGAACTGTGCTATGGTATCCACAAAAGACCTAGACAAGAATGACCCAGGTCAGTTGTTTGCTTGGGTTATGGATGCTCTTATGCTTGGTATTGGAGTTGGCTTTGATACCCTTGGAAAAGACAAGAACTTTGCTATCTATGCACCATCAGAACCAGAAGTTACTTATGTAATCCCTGATACTCGTGAAGGCTGGGTAGAAGCAACTCGTTTGCTAATCAACTCATATCTTCGTGCAGGGCAGAGCATTCAGAAGTTTGACTATTCCGAAGTTCGTCCAGAAGGTGCACCTATCAAGGGATTTGGTGGGGTAGCGTCAGGACCAGCACCACTAATCAAACTACACGAAAGAATTAGCCATGTGCTAGGACAGCGTGTAGGAGAGAATTTAGATGCTCGTGCTATCGTTGACTTAATCAACCTTATTGGTACTTGTGTTGTTTCAGGTAACGTTAGACGTTCTGCTACCCTTGCACTTGGCGTAGATGGAGACGAAGACTTCCTAAACCTAAAAAATGCAGAAGTGTTCCCAGAACGTAACTCGTATGACCCAGAGAATCCAGGTTGGGCTTGGATGTCAAATAACTCTATCGAAGCAACTGTGGGTATGGATTATGAAAAGTATGTAGACCGCATTGTTGATAATGGAGAGCCAGGATTTATTTGGCTTGATGTTGCTCGTAATTACGGAAGACTAGCAGACCCAGCAGATGGCAAGGACTATCGTGTAATGGGGTTCAATCCGTGTGCAGAACAGCCACTAGAGTCATATGAACTATGTACCCTTGTGGAAGTACACCTAAACCGCCACGAGACTAAGGAAGACTTCTTGCGTACTCTTAAGTTTGCTTACCTGTATGGAAAGACTGTTACACTTCTTCCTACTCACTGGCAACAGACCAACGGTATCATGCAGAGAAACCGCAGAATCGGTACATCTCTAACAGGCATTGCATCATTCGCTGATGAGCATGGTTTACCTACCACTCGTGATTGGATGGACAATGGGTATAACAAGATTCGTTATTATGACAAGAAGTATTCAGAATGGATGTGTGTTCGTGAGTCAATCCGTGTAACCACAGTTAAGCCATCTGGTTCTGTGTCTATTCTTTCTGGTGCTACTCCTGGTGTTCACTGGGGTCCAGGTGGAAAGTTCTATCTAAGAGCAATCCGTTTTGGAAACACAGACCCAATGCTTCACTTGTTTAAAGCCGCAGGGTATAAGATTGAGCCAGACCTAGTGTCAGCAAATACTTCAGTAGTATACTTCCCAATTGCTTCAGGACAGAAGCGAGCAGAAAAAGATGTAACACTATTCGAGAAGACAGCACTTGCCGCTACCGCCCAGAAGTACTGGTCAGACAATGGTGTTTCAGTAACGCTATCGTTTGATACAGCAACTGAGAAACAGCACATTGCGTCTGTTCTAAACATGTACGAAGGACAGTTAAAGGCTGTATCTTTCTTGCCAATGGGTAACACTGTTTATCCACAACAGCCATATTCTGAAATTACAGAAGATGAGTATGACTACTACATTGGTAGATTGGCAAAGATTGATTTCTCTGCTATCTATGATGGAGTAGATAATCTAGAGGCACAAGGCGAAGCCTACTGCACGACAGATTACTGTGAAATCAAAATTCCAGATAAGAACTAAATAAAAAGATACCCTGTCATTAACTTGGCAGGGTATTTTCTTATGTGGTAGAATAGTAGATATGCCTATCACAACGAATCTTTATGCAGACAAAATCTTAAGCGAACATCCGTTAGCGGTATGGTCGTTGGATGACACATCTGACTATGTTTCTTTAATTAGCAACTCATTTAGGCAACTAAGCACTTGGACACCAACAGGTGGTTCTGTATCAAATATTACAAACACTCAAAGAAATCTTACAGCACCATTTCCATCAAGTTTCGTTACACAAATTAATGGAACATCTAGCCCAACAACTGTTACTTCAAGTACAACATTTACCTCCGATTCCGAAGGATTTACTGTAAGTTTTTATATCCAAACATCTTCAGATGTTACTGTTAAGGTTGGGTATACTGGAATAACATTTAAAGAAACAGTCGTATATGGTAGCAAATATCCTACACTAACCTGGGTTCCAGTTTCTTTTACATTTTCAAATCAAGCGACAGCCAAAAATTTAAAAATTGAATTTGTCTACGCTTCTGGAACTCCAACCTTTTATATAAATGGATTGACTATTGGAAAAAACTCAGAACCTTTTAATGGAGAGTCTTTTGGTCAGGCACTTATATCAATCCCATCAAATATTGCAACAACTCAAACTGCTGGAATAGAGGCAAAGTCATATGGAAACCAGAGTTATAGTGGATATTACATTGGTAGCGGAAATAATTTGTATGCTAAAAATGCTGGAATGTCATTGTCTTATGGCTCCGCAAATTCTGCAATAATTTATCCACATCCAACCGCTGGTCAACCATCTTTCATAATTCCTGGATTTGGATTCTTAAATGAGAATGGAAGATATAAGCAACTAACTCTTGAAATGATGATAAGAATAAACTGTAATAACTCAACACCTAAAAGAATTATTGGACCACTGGCATCTACCGATGGAGTGTATGTAACTAAAGAATTTATAAGTTTAAAAATTGGGGAAGATGTAAAATCATACTACTTGTCAGAACTAAACAGACCAATGTTGTTGCAAGTAATAGTTGCAGAAAATTATGCTGTGTTGGCAATAGATGGAGATGATGTTATATCCTTACCAATAAATTCATCAACACTTACCTTGCCAACAAAGTTAGATGGTTCCTCTGATGACCAAGACTGGATTGGATTTTTTGCTTATTCAGATGTTAAATTTTTAGAAGTAGATTCAATTGCAATTTACCCATACAAGTGTTCAAGCGTGTTGTCTAAGATGAGATTGGCTTATGCCCAAGCGGTAGACGTTCCACTAGATATAAATATTAAATATGGTGGAAATGCAATCCTTGCTGACTTTGGTTTTGCAAACTATGTAAATAATTATAACTATCCAAGTTTTCAGGCAAAGTGGGAACAGGCTTCAATTATTGATAACTTTGATATAAGTCCTACACAAACTCTTTCTACCAAATCATATGCAGTTCCAGAAGCACAAACATCTTTATATACCTCATCATTATGGCTTAAAGATTTGTATTTAACATATGTTGCTTCTGGAGATTCTGATGTTTTTATAAATCTAAGACCAGGAACAGTTGTTGTAGACTCAGGTAGGTCTTGGTCAACAAATCAAGGATATCTATACTCATCTTCTTTTAATAAGAATGAGCATTTATCAAGTGGCATATATGGAGTATTTAAGTCTCTAGAGAGTAGCGGCACAGAGCAGATACTTCTTGAAATACTAAATGAATCTACAGAGGACTACTTAAGAGTATCCCTCACAAACACAACTGTTTCATATAAAATAAAATACAATGGAACAGAGTCAACTATAACAACAAAGTCAATTACACAAAATACAAAGTTTGCAGTAGGTATAGATATAAAGTCATTAGTAACACTAAACACAGAAGTTGCTTCATTTATAAGCGATGTTAATAGTCTTAATCTTTATATTGGTGGAGATAACTTAACATCCAATACTTTTAGTGGAAATATTTACAAAGTTGGCTTGTGTTCATCTAGAAATTTTGCAGACATCTCTAATCTTTTTACTTCTGGCGTTCTTACTTCTGGTGCTTCTCAATCTGTTCTTTTGCCTAGAACAGCAACATACACAGTATGTGCAATAAACGCATATTCAAAAATAATGCTTGATATTGCAACAAATTCATATTGGCAAGACTATATTCCATTAAACAAGTTATCAAGAACAATTGATGATGCTAGTGGAAATCCAATTCAAGAATTAGATTTTGTTCAAATAAACATAGACTATCCAGAAACTAAAACTTATTCTTCTGGAAACTTTGATACATCGGACGAAGACTTACGTTCATATATTACTTTTCAGAGACTATCCTCTGGAGCAATAAAGAATATTTCAGAGTTTGCATCAACCATCTCTGCTGACGATAATAGGGTCATTGACGCTAACACACCAGACGAAACATCTAAATATGAGTTTGTAAATGGTATGATTGTGTATCCGCCAAGACCAGAAATTACAGAATTAGATTGGGATAAGTGGGCAATTGTCTTCCATGTAGAATTAAACGATAATGCAAGCAATCTAAAACCATACCAAATTAGACACCTTCAGGTTGCAGCAAAAACTCTAGAGTATGCTCCAACAATCTCAACACCACAGAACCCAGTTGGCGAGAAGTATAATGCAATTGGGACGAAGTATTCTGTAGACCTATATCCATACACATATTCTGGAGGAACCTATAACTACAAGAGTAAAAATCCATATCTTGTTTATAAACAAAGCACACCCTATCTGTATCTGACAAAACATTCTGGAATAAGGTTTTGTGGAGACTACAACTCAGCGGTAGATAGGGGAATATTCTTTGAGATGGGAAACCCATCACTAAACATTAAGATTAACTCTATCCAAATGTCCTTATTGGCAGATATCGAGGAATTTCCAACAACAGCAGTTAAAGTGTTTGAGATAGTTTCTAAAAACGAAACAATTCCATTCTATCTAAAATCAATTAATGCTGCCAACACCAAGGGAAGAATTTACACAGACTCGACAACTAACATTCCAATATATTATTTGAATGGAAAAATTGTTGCAGAACCAGTTTTAGAACTAGACGAATGGAACTTCCTTGGTCTATCTTTCTTAAATCCAATAGACATATCAGAATCGGTTGGAAAAATAAAGATAACTTCAGGCATCTTGGTAGATAACATATCTTTTTATGGACTTGATACCGAGAACAACTCTCAAAAAATAACAACACTGTCCTGGAATACTGTAGATAATGGTGCGTGGAACGAACTAACAACCTGGAAATATAATACCCTGTCAGACTATTATAGGGTTTATGACAACGGAATGAAAGAAATTTTTAAGACATACACTGGAACAAATAAGATATTAGTAGACACTTCATCTAATACTAGAAATCTAGAGTTTAATAGATACAATTATATTGGTTACATGGACATAGAGAGAAACACAATTACACTTAACATTGCATAATGTGGTATACTAGTGGTTATGAATATAGACACTACAAAAGATATTGGTCAAGTCATGCCCAACCAAATTGGTAAAACAAAGGTTTCTATCGTAGAAGAGCCTTTCTCAGACTATGGAATATACGTTTGGCAGTTGCGTTCTGGTAAAATGTTTACCGATAACGAAGGAAATGCCCTAAGCATCGACTCCATGAAGGGCGATGAATCAAGAATTGCTTTGCTTCGTAATGAGGCAGCATGGCTAGGACAGCCAGATGGTCAGGCAGTATTCTTTGCCAATGTTCGCAAGGTATCAGATGAGGAATACTCAGAACAACTAGACCGTATGACACAGGGATATATTCCTTCAGAAACAGACCTAGGTGCTTTGATAGATGCAAAGAAGACATTTGACCAATTCGGAAGTGATGACTAGTGAATTACTATGAATACGCTAACACTCCTGCAAGACTAGATGAAGTTCAAGAGACAATCAATCAGTTTGCTTCTATGGACCCATTTGTCAAATCTTGGGATGACCTAAAAAGTTTGGATGGTATGCAGACCAACTTTAAACGTAGAAGTTCTAGAATGTCTAAGGCTCTGGGTGACGATGCTTATCTAGAGTCTGCTAATGCAATTCAGATGGGTACCGATGGTGCTCGTTCAAATGCCATTAATCCTGGGGTAGTGTTTCGTAATGCATATGCATTGTTTGATGTAATTACCCCACCATACAACCTATACGAACTTGCAAACTACTACGACACATCATTCGCCAACCACGCTGCTATTGATGCCAAGGTTGAAAACACCGTTGGTCTTGGTTATGATTTTATTGTTTCTGATAAGACAAACGTTAAACTAGAAGCAGCCTCAGAAGACCAGATGGCTCGTGCTCGTAAGCGTATTGAAAAACTTAAGGTTCAACTGCGTGACTGGATAGAAGGTTTAAATCAAGACGAGTCTTTCACTTCTGTCCTTGAAAAGGTATTTACCGATGTACACGCAATGGGCAATGGCTACATTGAGGTAGGAAGAACTGTAACTGGTGAGATTGGCTATGTTGGTCACATTCCAGCATCAACTATGCGTGTTCGAAGACTTCGTGATGGCTATGTCCAGATTATTGCAAACAAAGTTGTTTACTTCCGTAACTTCGGGGCAAAGAATGTAAACTACATTACCAATGACCCACGTCCCAATGAGATTATCCACATCAAGGAATACTCTCCTCTAAATACTTTTTATGGTGTTCCAGATGTAATGGCTGCTATGCCATCACTTCTAGGAGACATGCTTGCTTCACAATACAATATTGACTACTTTAACAACAAGGCTGTTCCTCGTTACATCGTAACACTTAAGGGTGCACAACTAACTCCAGAGGCAGAAGACAAACTATTCCGTTTCTTGCAGACTGGTCTAAAGGGTCAGTCTCACAGAACCCTGTACATTCCACTACCAGGAGACTCAGACTCTAACAAGGTAGAGTTTAAGATGGAGCCTATTGAGGCTGGTGTTCAGGAAGGTTCATTCACAAGATACCGTGAGCAGAACCGTGATGACATCCTTGTTGCTCACCAAGTTCCACTGTCCAAACTAGGCGGTAGCAGTTCTTCAAACATTGCTGACGCACTTGCACAGGATAGAACATTTAAAGAGCAGGTAGCAAGACCAGCACAGCGTAATCTTGAAAAAATTCTTAACAAGATTGTTCGTGAAAAAACAGATGTTCTAGAATTTAAGTTTAATGAACTCACACTTACTGATGAGTTGGCACAATCACAGATTCTTACTAACTATGTTAAGAACCAGATTATGGTTCCTAATGAGGCTCGTGAACTTCTCAATTTGCCTGAGCGTTCTGAAAGCGACTCTATGGTTCAACTAACTGCTCGTCAGGCAGCAGACTCTAACGCAAACAATGCAGGTAACAGAGAACGTGACGCACAGCGTCAACAGGCTCAAGCAGACAACACTGCGACAACTGCTGGAAGAAATGCACAAGGTGAGGGGAGACGCTCCGCCTAATAAAGTGGTATAATAACATTTGTATAACACTTTATTAAAAAGGGGCTATAATTAATAGTATGAGTATTCAGAAGGCACACTTTAACATTGACGGAGATAATGTCCGTATTTCAATGCCACTCACAAAGGTAGACGCAGAACGAAGAATCGTATCTGGTTTCGCAACGCTTGATAACATTGACAAGCAGAATGACATCGTTACTCCAGAAGCATCCCTTTCAGCCTTCTCAAAATTCCGTGGTAATATCCGTGAGATGCACCAACCAAAAGCGGTAGGCAAAATGGTAGCATTCAAAGAAGACAAGTACTTTGACCCAGAGACAAAGAAATTCTATCAGGGTATTTATGTATCAGCATACATTTCAAAGGGTGCTCAGGATGCATGGGAAAAGGTCATTGACGGAACATACACAGGCTTCTCAATTGGTGGGAAGATGAATAAGTGGGATGATGGCTATGACGAGAAGAGCGATTCATCTATTAGAATTATTAAAGACTATGACTTGGTTGAGTTATCCCTAGTTGACAGTCCTGCAAACCAATTTGCAAACATTCTGTCTGTTGAAAAAGTTGACGGTGTAGACACATTCGTTGGAGACAGCACAGAGACAGTTCTAGAAAATGTTTTCTGGGACAAAGAATCTGGATTGGTTACAATCTCAGAAGAAGAAACAGCATCAAGCCCAGTCACTGGAGCACAAATGCAAAACATAGGTTTTGTCGAGAAGTCAGATGCTGACAAACTTGACATGGTAAAGTTCTTAGTTGATAGTGCTAAAGGCATTAATACTTCTAAGATTATTAAAAAGGAGAATGATAATATGACCGAAGAAAACGTAAACGTTGAATCAGTTGAAGTCGCTCCAGAGGCAGAAGTTGTAGTTGACGCTCCTGCTACAGAAGAAGTTGTTGAGGACGCTCCAGTAGCAGAACCAGCACATGTAGAAGAAGTTGTAGAAGAAGTTGTCCCAGTTCCAGAGGAAGAAATTGCCAAGGCAGTTTCAGAACTAGGCTCAACAGTTACAACAGCCTTTAGCGACATTACAGCAATCATTAAGTCACTAGCAGATGCAAATGCATCACTAGTTTCTGAAGTTGCTGAACTAAAGAAATCACTTGGTTTCGTATCTGCAGTAGTTGCAGATGCAGAGTCAGATTTCACAAATCTTGGAAAGCGTATCGATGCTGTTGAAGCAGACACCGCTTTCCGCAAGTCTGGTGACCTCGGTGAGGTCATTCAGGAACCAGTACTGGTGGAAAAATCAGTATGGGGCGGAAGTTTCCTCACAACATCCGATTTACTAAAATAATTCACTAGGAGGTGAAAAATAAAATGTCAGAAGAAATTATCAAAAATATGCCTTCAGGTGCTAGTCCAGTTTCAAACTATCCTAACGCTGAAGGTTCATTCGGTACAGCAGACAGCGTGTCGAGCGGCACAGGAGCGTTCTCAGAAAACGGAACTTTCCTAGGCAACTCACCAACCGCTAACTTTGGTGTAACGACTGGTGCAAATGGTGTAAACCCATCTAGCACTGCGAACAACAACTATCCAGGTACTGGTATCCTACGCCCTGAACAGGCAAGACGATTTATCGACTATGTTTGGGACGCAACCACACTTGCAAACGATGGACGCAGAGTTACTATGAGAGCAAACACAATGGAATTGGAGAAGATTAACGTGGGAGACCGTGTTATTCGTGCTGCAAACCAGGGTGTTTCAACATACACTAACACAGGTGCAACTTTCTCAAAGGTTGAACTAACTACCAAGAAGATTCGTCTAGACTGGGAGGTCTCTGCAGAGTCACTCGAAGATAACATCGAGGGTGCCGCTTTGGAAGACCACTTGGTTCGTCTTATGACTAATGCTTTCGGTAACGACATCGAGGACCTAGCCATTAACGGTGACGGTTCAACAGGTTCGTTCCTAAGTATTATGAAGGGATTCATTAACTTGGAGAAGACCACGCCAAACGTTGGTTCAGGTTCAAACCTTGGAAGTGCACACGAAGTAGTAGACACATCGTTTACTGATTGGACTGTAGACAAGATGCAATCGCTTATCTTGGCTATGCCACGCAGATACCGTGCTATCACTAATGGACTAAAGTTCTATGCTGGTACAGACACCTTTGCGAACATCGTAAAGAACAATGGTACAGTCATTGCTAACATTGGTTCTACTGAAGGCTCTCGTGGAGAGTTCTTGTCTGGTGCAAACCAGACTTTCGGTGGTGCTCGTCAGACTCGTGTTCTAGGTGTACCTGTTCTTGAAGTTCCTTACTACCCTGCAGGATTCGTTGACCTAACGTTCCCACAGAACCGTATTTGGGGCTTCCAGAGAGATATCACTGTGAACCGTTTCTACGTTCCAAAGAAAGACACAATTGAATACACTGTATTCGTTCGTTTCGGTATTGCCTGGGAAGAACTAGATGCAGTTGCATTCGCAGACACAACTACAGATGCATAATCTGTAAATGTCAAACTCTGATTGGGGGTAGGGATTAGTTTCTCTACCCCCTTTCTACTTTTATCTGGTATAATTAAAATAAATCTAAGGAGGATTTAATCATGGCTGAAGAAAAAAAGACACCTACCCCAAAGCCTGTTGTTGAAGATGCAGTTGTAGAAACAGTTGTAGAAGAAGTAGCAGAAGTAGTTGAGGAAAAGGTTATCGTAACACCAGAACCAACAAAAGACGTTCCTACATTGGGATTCAATAAGGATGGCGTAATTGGTTCAACAACTACAGATGCTGGAAAAGCAAAGGTAGTAAAAGAAGAAGTTTCAGTAGAGTCAACAACAACTAAAGTTGCATTGTTCTCAACACGCAATATGTATGCAGATGGATTTGGAAAGATTAACATTGGTTACAACATTGTTCCAAAGAAGTATGTAGACTTCTGGGTAGCACAAAGAGGCGTACGCCTAGCAACACCAGAAGAAGTGGCGGAGGCATTTGCCTAAATGGAAGTCCTGAGAGTTCCACCTTATCCAATTACAACTAAATGGGATGTGCCTAGTGCTAACACTGCATACTCTGTCTATGTAGAGGATTTGGTGGACCACTCATCCGAAACAACAACCCTAACATCATCATCAGGAAAGCAAATTTCCTACGTTTTGCCAAGGTCTAAAGTCCAGTTTGACCGTGACTTTTTAGTCAAAATAACAGACTCTACAGGAGAGATTGTTGTAGAAGATAATCTTAGCGTTTATAGACCTTATGTAAATCCAAATACTCTGGGAACTACAGCAGCATCAATTGAAGAGTACAAAAAGTTGGAAATTATCGCTAGGTCTATTATGGACAACTATCTGGATAAAAGCGATTTCTATAACCACAAACTTGTTATTGTAAAAGAAGGTCAGGGTGGAGATTATTTTCCTATTTGGCATAACGTAAATAAAGTTCTTAAAGTATATGAGAACAACGTTCTAATCTATAATGGAGAAGATGTTGCCATAACACTTGCTAACCAAACACCAAGCATATCTTCTGGAACTGTAACTTTAACAACAAGTTCTGCACATGGTTTTGAGGTAGGAAATGTTGTAAGAATATCCACAGTTGTTCCAACAGGTTATCAAGGTATTTTCACAATAACAGCAGTTCCAACATCTACTACATTTAGTTTTGCTTCAGCAACAACTGGGAATATTACAACACCAGGAACTGTGACAAGAATTTGGGAGTACGAATATAAGACACTTCTAGACAATTCTGCAATCGCAAGAGTAGAGGCAACTGGGGACTATAATAGAAATCAGTCTACTCCATTAAGGATTCCAGCAGCCTCTGGAGACTTAGGCGTGTATGCTGGAGCAAGAGATGGCTATGTAGCCTTTCCAGAAGGTTATGACTATACCTTTGTTCTAGATGCAGGATATAAAACTATTCCGCCAGATGTAGAAAGAGCAGCAGCAATTTTAGTAGAAGAGTTAAAGTGTGGAAGTAACGACTACTACACACGTTTTGTAACTCAGTATAGCACTGACCAATTTGACATTAAGTTCGCACCACAATTTTTGGAGGGCACTGGCAACATGCTTGTTGATAAGATTCTTAGCAACTATAAGGGCAACACATTCAAGCCAGCAATACTATAATGATATGCGAAACCACAGACTTTACCTACCCACTTCTCGCTGATGTGTATTACCCTATTGTAGAAACAGGTGCTTATGGCAATACTAAGAAGACTTGGGTTCTAGACAGAACAGTTGCATGTTTCTTTAATCCAGCAGGTAGAAGGACAAAAGAAGACATTAACTCTAAAAACAAAATTGATATAGACACACTTCTTATTGGAAGAGTTAGAAACGATTTAACTAAGAGTTCAAATGAGTCTTATGCTTACACTAACATTATCATTACAAACATCAGGGACAATTCTGGTCAATCTATTCTTTACGAGTCTGCTGGAATCAGAAAAGACAGCCCAACAATATTTGAGATTGCTGCACTAAATCCAGTGGTAGGACCTTTTGGTAAAGTGGATTATTTTAAAGTTTTGATTAGAAGGTCAGAGAATCAGGCGGTTGACCTTTGATATCAGTAAGATTTGATGATAGGATTTTCTATAAAGACCTTTCAAATATCCTAGGGTATTCGGAAGGGTTTCTTATAGGAGCAGAACTCGGTAAAGGTAAACTTGCAGAAAGCATTGCTAGAAACGCAATAGACATATTCAAAGACTTTGTTGACCAGAATGCCAGAGTAGACAATCAACTATATCATCACATTTATGAATGGTATCAGGTAGGAAATCCAGAAGCAAGACTATTTGACATAAATTATACAACTAAAGATGGTGGAATATCCTTTAATGGAACGTTTTCACAATCAAGAAGCCTAAGCAAAAATTCTACAACTCCTTTTTATAATAAGGCAGAGATTATGGAAAGAGGGATTCCTATAACAATTCGACCAGTGAATGCAAGTGTTCTTAGTTTTAATGTTGATGGAGAGCAAGTGTTTACACCAAACCAAGTTACGATAGAGAATCCAGGCGGTAGCCATGTAATGGGTTCTTTTGAAAGAATATTTGATTTATTCTTTAAACAATACTTTAGACAATCTGTTCTAGACATGACAGGTATAACCAAATATTTAAGCAATGCAAAAGCATACAAAGATAACTTTAAGTCTGCTAAAACTGGAGGCAAAGCAAGAGGAGTAGAAGTAGGGTATAATTGGATTACGAAGGCAGGTGACTTAAGTGTCTAAAACATCAATTTTAAATACCCCAGTATTGTGGGTTAACGCATACCTACAAGAAAAACTAGAAAACCTAGGCTTTGAAACAATGCCATTTTTTCCATCTGTTCCATCGACAATAAACGACCTAACAGAGTTTTTTCCATCCAGTGGGGTAATGGCAACATATGACAGAATGATTAGAATGCGTAGAAGCCCATTTCCACACATTAAGTGTGAGCAACTACTATATTATTTTTATGCTACAGCAGAAAACTCTGTACTAAACATGGTTAAGATAACCGAACAAACTCTAAGACTCATGGACCGTGAAGACGAAACAGCAGAAGAACTGAATGAGTGGTGTAAGAATAAAGGTTCTATTTTAGTTGAAGGAGTTGCTATTGAGCCTAACTTTAGATTTGTAAATTTTAAGGTATTCCAGTTACAGGAAACCAGAGACATCGTTAGTTTTGGAACAGCCAGAACTTATGCTGGTAATAAGATAATTATTTATTACGACTACATTATGCAGCAGTCTTAAAAGCCTGTTATACTTATATAGAGGAAACGCAAGCCCATTAATTCATAAATGAAAGATGGTGAAAAAAATATGGCATATACAAGAGGAACCGCAACCAATATCGTAGTTGGTGCAGCGGCACTATTCGTAACAAAGGCTGGACAGTCTATTGGAGATTCAACATCTGCAGTAGGTACACTTCCTAAGACAGTTACAGGAGAGTCTTACAAGACTACCCTATCAGACCGCTACTCAACAGTAGTTAGAAACGTTGGATATACTAGCAATGGTATCGACTTGACATTCACTCCAACATTTGGAGACGTTCAGGTTGACCAACTTCTAGATACAGCACGTCTGTTCAAGTCTGCAATGACAGTTACCCTAAGAACAAGTCTTGCAGAGGCAACTCTGGAAAACCTTCTTATGGCAATCACACAGTCAAACGCAACAGTAACACCTGCAGGAGTTCTAGGAACTTCAATCGCATCTTGGTTGGACACAGGAGTAACAACTCCGTCAAACTCAAGTGGCGTTGGAACTACAGCAACTAATGCTTCAAGTGGCTATGTAGACATTCTATCTGGTGAACTAGGAGACTACCCAGTAGAGCGTGGACTGATTGCTGTTGGTGCAAGCACTAACAACAGTGCAGATGATGAAGAGCGTATCTATGTTGCATACCGTGCAGTATCAATCCAGAACGTAACAGTATCCGCAAAGCGTGACGCTGCAACTATGTTCGATGTCGAATTCCGTCTACTCCCTGATGCTCAGGGTGCATACGGTAAGATTATTGACCGCACATACTAAAAACTAAATAACAACTGAATATCGTTGAGACTGCCCTAGGAGTTCCTGGGGCAGTTTCTTTTGGTATAATAGACTATGCCTACAAAAATATACGACATATCCTACATCAAGACAATCTATGGCAAAAACATAGAGGTTTCTCCATTAAAGATTAAGTACATGAGAGAGTTTATGACTAAGTTTGACTCAGTAAAAACAGCAAAAGATGAAGATGAAATCATACAAATTCTAACCGAATGTGCAACCATAGCAATGAAACAGTTTTATCCAGAAGTAGACACAGTAGAAAAATTTGAAGACCATTTTGACCTAAAGACTATGTACAAAGTTGTAGAATATGCTGGAGGTATTAAGATGGATAATGAAGAGTCAGAAGAATCAGTCGAACAGCCAGAGCAAACAGAAAGTTCCTCAAAGTCTGGATGGGAAGATTTAGATTTAAATAAACTAGAATCAGAAGCATTTCTTTTGGGTATCTGGAAAAACTACGAAGAGTTAGAGTCATCTATTTGTCTAGCAGAACTAATGTCTATTCTTGAACAAAAAAGAGAGATGGACTATCAAGACAAAAAGTTTACAGCATCGCTAAAGGGTATTGACCTAGACGAGGCTTCTGGACAGAAGCAGGAAGACCCTTGGGAGGCAATGAAAGCCAGGGTAGCGGCTAAAGCAAGCGGTATTGGAAATGGCAATCCTAACGATGTTACATCCCTACAAGGAGTAAGAGCACAGCAAGCAGGGTTTGGTATTGGAAATGGTCTAGATTATGAAGTCCTTAACGAAAGCCAGTAATTATGCTATAATTTATCTATGACCTTATAAGGAGGACAAATGACAACAACTATTAATGAAGAGAAGATTATTACTCTTATTGATGGAACTACAGTTACCATTAGACCATTGAAGATTTCATTGCTTCGTGAATTTATGAAAAAGTTCGATGAGATTTCAAAGGTCGCAGATGACAATGACAAGTCTATGAACTTGTTGATGGAGTGTGTACAAGTTGCACTTAAGCAGTACAAGCCAGAAATCGCAACAGACTTGAAGGCACTAGAAGACCTTCTAGACCTTCCAACTGTTTACAAGATTGTGGAAGAAGCATCTGGCATTAAACTAGGAGATTCCGCCATCGGTGGTTTGCTCTAGTAACAAAATAATTAAAGAGGTGTTTGTGGATGGCTGACGATATACAGTCCAATATTAGAATTAATGTTGATACTGCCAGTGCAATGGACAGCATTAGATTGCTGCAGAATCAAATCTCAGCCTTCCACACACAAATGTCCAAAATGGGGGCAGCCCAGGCTGCCGATGCCAGAAACCTACAGCAAAACCTGGTAAACTCCATAAACTCTACAGGTGCATTTACTGCAAACATGACTAAGGTCAAAACAACTGCAGAACAATTTACAGCATCACTTGAAAGAAACAAACTCTCAATGGGAGAGTACTTTAGGTATGCTGGTGGAGCAACTAAAACATTTGGAAGACTATTCCAATCTGAATTTGAAACAATAAACAAGGTTGCTCGTGAAAGAGTAAAAGACCTACAAAGTCAATATATCAAACTTGGTCGTGACGCTAATGGTGCAATGCAAGCAATTAGAGTTAGACCTCTGGTTCTTGACATGGAAAATCTTGGAACAAAAACACAGATTGCTGCTCAAAGACAGCAACTGCTAAATCAGTTACTTAAGCAAGGTTCTACAAACCTACTAAACTTTGGTAAAAACACTCAATGGGCTGGTCGCCAGTTGATGGTTGGTTTTACTATTCCACTTTCTATTATGGGTGCTGCCGCCATGAAGTCCTACAAGGAAATTGAAGAAGCAGGAATTAGACTAAGACGTGTGTATGGAGACTTTTCAACCACAAACGTGGAAACCGAAAAGATGGTCAAAGATATTCAAAAACTTGCACTAGAGTATACCAAGTATGGTGTTGCTGTCAAGGATAGTATGCAAATGGCTGCAGATGCTGCAGCAATGGGTAAAAAAGGTGCAGACCTTTTAGCACAGGT